CATCGCATCGAGCGCGTGATTGTCGACGCTTCAAATTCAGACGGCTAGGGTTTTCCTGCCGTTGCTCAGGCCCTCTCGATACAAGGGGGCGCATGGAGGACGCGGGTCGGCCAAATCGCATTTCTTCGCAGAGAACGCGGTCGAGCGCTGCATCATGCGCAACGGCTCTCGGGGAGTGTGCATCCGCGAGGTTCAGAAGACGCTGAAGGAATCGGCCAAGCGCCTGATCGAGGACAAGATCAGAGCACTTGGTGTGTCGAGTCAGTTCAGGGTGCTGAATACCGAGATCGGCACACCTGGGGGTGGGGTTATCCTCTTTCAGGGTATGCAGGATCACACAGCCGAATCGATCAAATCGCTTGAGGGTTTCGATTGGGCGTGGGTTGAAGAGGCGCAAACCTTATCGGCGCGTTCATTGGAGATGCTGCGCCCGACCATCCGCGCGCCTGGGTCTGAATTGTGGTTCAGTTGGAATCCGCGGGATGCGAGCGACCCTGTAGACCAGTTGTTAAGGGGGATAAACCCGCCTCCCGATTCGATCGTCGTCAAATCCAATTATTCGGACAACCCGTTCTTCCCTCCTGAACTCGAGGCCGAGCGGGCTTACGACGAGAAGCACAAGCGCGACAGGTACGGCCATATTTGGTTGGGTGAGTACGAACCGATGGCCATAGGTGCCATCTGGGATCGCCTGACCTTGCACAACACACGCAGAGAGAAGGCGCCGACCCTGGGCAGGGTCGTGGTTGCCGTTGATCCTGCGGTATCGAGCGAACCGGGTTCGGATCATCACGGGATCGTCGTTGTTGGCAGGGGAGATGAGGATCAGCACGGGTACGTGTTGGAAGACGCGAGCTTGAAGGGCAGCCCGAAACAGTGGGCCGAAAGGGCGGTGGCGATGTTTGACCGCTTCGAGGCCGACTGCGTGGTGGTCGAGAGAAATCAGGGTGGAGATATGGTCCAGAGCACGCTCAAGACCGTCCGCCCGAACGTCCCGGTTATCGAGGTCGTGGCAACCCGTGGAAAGCATGTCCGGGCGGAACCGATAGCGGCGCTCTACAGCTTGGGCCGGGTTCACCACGTCGGGACGTTCTCTCAATTAGAGGACCAGATGTGCCGCATGACCGCAGCGGGATATGAAGGTGATGGCTCTCCTGACCGCGTTGACGCTCTCGTGTGGGGGCTGACGGAACTATTCCCCCAGATGGTGACGCAGAAGAGCGAACAGGTTGTCGTGCGCAGTCTGGGCGCCGGCGGGTGGATGGCCTAGGAGGATCGATGGACGTATTTGGAACCGACGAGCACGGCGACGTGGACGCAAGGCTGACGGCGGCCCGGTATTACGTGCACAAGCTCCGGGCGCATCAATATGCACAATCGGTAAATCGCGGAGAGATGCCGCTGGAGACCGCGTTGAAACGATACCAGGATGCGATGAGGAATTACGACCAGATCATCGACGCATCAGGACACAACAGTCAGGAAGCCAATCAGGGAGAGATGGCTAAGGGCGCCTCTGCCATAGAAGAGCAACTGCGGAAGATGCGCCGTGGCTGACGAGACCAAGGCCGACGAGTTGATCAAGGAGGCTCGCGAGCGCTTCCGTGAATCACAAGACGGCACGGACTACAACCGGACCACGGCTCATGAGGACATTGTGTTCTCCCGTCTTTCCGAGCAATGGCCGGCCGATATCCAGAAGCTACGGAAAGCAGAGAACCGTCCCTGTCTGACGATCAACAAGATGCCGGCGTTTATCCGGCAGGTTGTCAATGACAGCCGGCAGAACAAGCCTGCTATCAACGTACATCCTGTCGATAACGGGGCGGATGAAGCGACGGCACAGGTGATCAACGGACTAATCCGATCGATCGAGCGTCGCTCTCATGCGGATGTTGCGTACGACACGGCAATTGACCACTCCGCTTCCGGGGGATTCGGGTTCTTCCGTATTGGTATCGACTACGCGCACGATGAAACGTTTGATCTCGAATGCCGAATTCAACGCATCCCCAATCCATTGATGGTGCATTGGGACCCGAACAGCGTGGCGTTCGACGCCTCGGATTGGGAATATGCGTTCGTTTCGGATTTTCTCTCGAAAGACACGTTCGAGAAACGTTACCCCGATGCCGCCCCGGTGGAGTTCGAGGACGACGACTACGAGAATTGGGTGGAGGAGAAGGACCGCATCAGGATCGCCGAGTACTGGCTGAGGACTGAGGTCAAGCGCAAGCTGTTGCTGCTCTCGAATGGGCGGGCCATCAGGGAAGACACGCTGGATGACGAAGCTAAAGCGATCATGCAGGTGACGGGTGTCACGGTCCTGAAAGAGCGCGAGGTGCGGGCTTTCGAGGTCAAGCGCAGGATCATTTCAGGTATTGAGGTCCTGGAGGAGGACCCCTGGCCCGGATCGATGATCCCCATTTGCCCTGTGTGGGGTGAGGAGGTGATGATCGACGGGCGAAGGATATTCCGGTCGATGATCCGGGATGCCAGAGACCCGCAGACGATGTTCAATTTCTGGCGTTCGGCTTCGACGGAATTGGTAGCTCTTGCCCCTAGGACTCCCTGGGTCGGCCCTGTCGGTTTCGTTCCCAAGGGTCAGGAGCAGATGTGGCAGACGGCCAATACCAGGTCTCATGCGTATCTTGAATATTCAGGTCAGCAGGCGCCGAAGCGCCAGGAATTCGCCGGGGTTCCAGCGGGTGTCCTTCAGGAGTCCTTAAACGCCAACGACGACATGAAGAGCGTGATCGGCATTTACGATCCCTCTCTAGGCGCGAGATCAAACGAAACCTCGGGCAAGGCTATTCTTGCCCGGCAGAAGGAATCGGATGTCTCGAACTTCCATTTTATCGACAACCTTGCAAGAGCAATCCGATACGCGGGGGAGGTGCTGGTCGAGATCATCCCCCATGTTTACACGGGAAGGCAGACCATTCGGATTCTCGGAGAAGACCAGACGGAAAACGTGGTCAAGCTTGCACAACAGGGCGAAGCAGCGGTCAACGAGGAAACCGGGGAGCGGCTGCTGTACGATCTTTCCGTTGGAAAGTACGACGTGACGGTGAAGACCGGCCCGAGCTTCGGCACGCAGAGGGAAGAGACGCGAGAGACCTTGATCGAGATCATGCGCGCCGTCCCGGCTGCCGCACAGTTCGTCGGAGACGTGCTGCTTGAGCACATGGACTTTGTTGGGGCGGATAAGGTGGCAAACAGGTTGAAGTTGTTGCTGCCGCCTCAGATTCAAGCGGCTGAAGGTATCGCGCCGCCACCCATGCAACCGGGTATGGCCCCCGGTCAACCGAATCCGGGAGCACCCGTGCAGCCCGGTCAACCGCCGGCACGCCCTAACGGCGCCGGCCCAGCGTCGTGAGACGCCGTAGCCCATAGAAGGATTTTCCCATGTCCGACGAATCAGCAGCCCTCGTTGAGGGAGCTGAGCCGGCCGTCGTTGCGAGTGACGAAGGCCAGGTTGCAGGCCCGGAAGACGAGACCGAAGGCCAAGAGGCCGACGAGAACGAAACCGACCCCGACGGACCCGGCGAAGAAGAGCCTGTTGAAGAACTTGAGTTCGATTACGGCGGCAACAAGTTCCGGGTGCCCAAGGGCGCGCTGCCGGAAGACGTCGCAGCAAAGTTCGACCAGTTCCTCAAGGGTTCGCACGCCGACTACACCCGCAAATCTCAGGATGTTGCCCAGCGAGCGAAGCAACTCGAAGCCCGAGAAGGGGCAGTCGAGAAGCTGGTCAAGCTGTCTGGTGAGACCCTGAACACCTATTCGCGTGGCTTGCAGATCAAGAGCGAAATCGAGCAGCTGAGCAAGATCGATGTCAACGCCCTGTGGCAGTCCGACCCGGACCAAGCCAGACGGGTGAGTGATGCGATGGCGCAAAGGCAGGCCGAATTTCAGCGTGTCGTCGCCACCGTTGCACAACAGGAACAGGGCTACGTCCAGGCGCATGAGGCTGAGATCGCCCGGCGCGCGGATGAGGGTCGTCAGTTGATGGAACGGCGCGTCAAGGGATTTTCCCAGAAAGTCCCTGAGGTCATCGATTACGTGGTCAAGGAATACGGCCTTTCCAGAGAGGAAGCCGAAACCTGGCCGCTCAACCCGAAGACAGCCGAGATGGCGTACAAGGCGATGATGTTCGATCGGATGCAGGCCAGGGCGGGGAAACCCGCCGCCAAGCCGCAGGTAAAGCCCGTCACGCCCATGAAAGGCAAGGGCGGGTCTGAACCTTCGGACTTGAACAAGATGACGCCCGCGCAGATGGCCAAGCATTTGGGTCTGCCGGGATAACCCTGCAACGCAGCGCCGTGATGGCGCCGCATCCCATGAAGGAACTGATCGATGACCAACAGGGCATTGACGGCGGATATCATCGCCAAGGCGGCGGTGGCTATCCTGGATAACGAACTCGTCATGGCCAAGAAAGTTTTCCGTGGCTATGAGGAGGATTTCGCAAAGAAGGTGAACGGCTACGAGGTCGGTGAGACGATCTCGATCAAGAAGCCCGCCGATTATACCATTCGTGACGGTGCCGTGGCCTCGGCGCAGAACGTGACCGAGGGCAAGACCACCATTACGATCGACAAGCGCAAGGGCGTGGACTTCAAGTTCACGTCGCACGAGCTGACCATGAACATCAAGGAACTCTCGGAGCGGGTGATCAAGCCCGCAATGGTTCAACTGGCCAACCAGATCGACGTCGACCTGCACGCTCTCTATAAGAGCGTCCCCGGCTGGGTCGGCACGCCGGTTTCCCCGATCAATTCGTTCGGGGACTTCGCCAAAGGTCCGGAGCGGCTTGATGAGGGCGCTGTCCCCCAGGACGGCCGGTGTGGCGTTCTCTGCCCGGTCGATCATTGGGCGCTTGTTGGTTCCCAGACGGCTCTGTACGTCGACACTATCGCCAAGCCGTCGTACCGCAAGGGCACGACCGGCATGGTTGGCAATGTCGAGCTGTATATGTCGCAGAACGTCGCCACCCACACCGTGGGGGCTGCTACGGACACGAACGCCGTGGCGGACGCTGCTGCGGGTGATGGTGTGCTCAGCACCACCTGGGATGCCTCAAAGGACTTGGGGTACATGTGGCTCTCAACCGATGGCTGGGATGCCTCGACGCTGAATGCCGGCGATGTGCTGGAATTGAGCGACGTGTACGACGTCAACCCCGTGACGAAAGCGACGCTTGCTCATAAGAAACAGTTCGTCGTTCTGGCGGACGTAGTTACGGCGGCGACCGATACGGCCATCAAGATCGCGCCGCCGATCATCCCCACAGGCGCACACAAGAACGTCAGCAACGCTCCCACGGACGGAACGACCACCATTACCCTGCTAGGTACTCCCGGCAGCAACTATCGGCAGAACATGGTGTTCGACCAGAAGGCGTTTGCGCTGGTGACGGTGCCGCTCGTCTCTCCCCCTGGTGCGGTGGATGTCGGTCGTCAGACATACAAGGGGACCAGCGTTCGCGTCATCCCCGTGTATGACGGCATCAACGACGAGTCGATGTGGCGTCTTGATGTTCTCTACGGCTGCAAGACCATCGATCCACGCCGCGCCGTCCGTCTCAGCGGCACCACCTAAGGAGCATTGACTATGGCAATCAAGTATCTGGACGACAACAGCTCGGATGGCACCGTTTTGGGCCAGACGAGTGCTTCGCTGGTGGGTTTCTACGGCAAGGCGCCGATTGACCAGCCGGTGTTGACCGCCCCGAATACGGCGACGGCCACCACCACCATCAACGAGCTTCAGATTGCGCGACTCCGCACGGTGCTTGTGTCGCTCGGGCTGATGCGTACGACCTAAGCTGAGGGGCCGGCGTTTGAGTGGACTTCACTACGATGCCGGCCCCCCGGTGTCAAAGCGCAAGGTGATGCTGGCGACGACGGTCTATCGCGACCCCGCCGCCAGCTACACCTTCTCTATAGCCTGTACGCGTGAGGCTCTGCACAAAGCCGGTTGGCCGAGTGCTTATTATCTTCTAGTCGGGAATTGCCATG